TCAAACTTAGTTGCCATAGGGTCTTCAAATACGTGAGAATCCGCATAGCTTGTTCTAGCTAAAGAACCTGTAGTCCATACTTGTTCACCTACGTTATAGGTAACTGACCTGTTAATATAACTTGATGTAGCAGATGCATAGAACCAAGTTATTTCTCCAAATAAACTATTGTGTGAACCATAAGTAAGCTCGCTAGCAGAATAATTAAAACCTAAATTATCTGCCGTAGTAGTAAATACAAAGTCTTCTACTAAAGAACCCAGTGATTTAACTGTTCCATCAAACATAAAAAATCCACCAGAATCTCCCATCCAATAGACAGCTCCGTTAGCGAATACTATAGAATGCTGACCAATGCATCCGCAGTTAGAACCTACTTGTCTAATACTAAATGTAAACGGTGCACCTACGTATTGCATTAAGTATGCTGATGTATCTGTTAAAATAAGAATATAATCCTTACCTTTAGCTGCTCCTATAATCTTTGTTCCTGAATCTACTCTAAATGTACCTGCAGTATTAGTTGATGTAGGCGTGTAATCATTAATATTCTCTTGATCAGAAAATCTAATAAACATCTTATCTTGCGATGAAGCAGTACCAATAGTTGTTTCAGTACCTAAGAATATTAAATGCCTATCTCTATCAGATACAATAGACATAACTGATTTAGTTGGAGCGTTGGTAATTAAAGATGCTCTAGTTGTAACACCTGTTCCTCCATTAGGATCCCATTGAAAAGCAGGGCCGTTTTTAATAGTTGCTACTAGTAGTTCTCCATAATTATCTAGAGACCAAGAAGCAGGATCTAATTGAACATTAGAAGTATTTCTAGGTGTACCCCAAGTTGATAAATTCCAAGTTCCTGTACCCCATCCATATCCATAAGCTTGTAGCAAAGGCCCAATTTTATAATAAGGTCTAGTATCTAAAGTTCCGTTGTTCGTTGCTCCTGTTCCAGTTTCAGCAGAAGCCATAGTAATTGTGAAAGTTAAATTTGTAGGAATAGATTTTACTTCAAACAATACGTCATCAAAATCTGAAGCTGTGTAATCTGTTTGCCCAGCTGTAAAAGAACCCGCATTAGCAAAAGTTAATATATCTCCTATTTCTAAATTGTGTCCAGATGGACAAGTAATCGTAACAGTGGACGATCCGTTGACCGTGGTAATATTACAACTTGCCACGTTCAAGGAACTATCTAAAGGTGTAACATCATAAAAATCATTACCATCATAAATGTACAACATCTTGTTTGTACCGATAGCAGCAAATCTTCTACCGTCTAGATCTGCCCAAGTATGCATTGCTCTAGCAGCACCTACTAATCTACCTAATAAAACTTGTGTCCAACCACCTATTTTTTCAGGTGATCCGTATCTAAAACGAACATTGTCGCCATCTACCCACTGACCTTCGGCCTGTGAATCTGTAGCTTGTTTGTTAAATCCTGGTGCAAATTGTACTTTTCTTAATGGCATAACGGTATTATACACTATTCATTCTTAGGTATAAATATAGTCCATTCTAGCTTAAAAGGCTAATTTGTTACTTTATATAATTAAAATTAATAACTACTCTTATATTTTCATCAGAACAAGATGTTCCAGTATGCTCTAAACCTGAATCAAAAGAAACTAATCTATTAGCAACAGATTTTATTTTTTTTCCATCTTTAAACAAAGTATATCCATTACAAGTATTAACATAAAAAATAGCTGTTGTTAAATTTTTCTTATTTTTATAATCTGTGTGAAAATCGTATTCTTTTATTTTTGGTGTCATTGTTAAAAGATTAGCTTTTACTCTTACTAAAGAAAAAGGATTTATTGTTTTTACTATAGGTTCTACAACTGAATAGCTAGTTCTTGGCGAACCATCTAAATAAAAGATATGAGTAAATTGAAATTCTTTTCTATTAAATTTTTCCTCAGTTATTACTGTATTATAATACCAATCAAAATCATTACCCATCATTAGACTTTGAATGTTATTAAAACTTTCTTTGTCTAAAAAATTATCTTGTACTTTCATAAATTACAACGGCCAACTAACAGGACATTGATTTTGTCTTATTTTAGATACTAATTCTTTATTTTTAAATACAGATGCTACTCTTCTTGCGGCTATTTTAGATTCTGTATATGCAGCAAACTCCCCTTTAAAATTATCTAGATAAGAATTGTATTCTTCTTTAACTGAATTTAAGTTTAAAAGGTTTAAACCAAACAACTTAACGATATAGTTACTATCAAAAAATAAACAATAATCACTTTTAAAATCTGATCTAATTGGTAGTCGTGCTTTCCATCTCTCTAGATTAAATAAAAGACTATCTGGTGCCTTTAGTTTATTTACCATTTTCCAAAAATCTGTATTATCTTTTTTAACCATATAACTTAAAAACACAAAGTCCAACATATTTTGGTGTATGGTATCCATTTCTTGATTATAAAAATCAATAGAAGATTGATTATAGTTTATTAAATTATTTATCAAAACGTATGTTTGTTGTATAGCTGTACCAATAGAAGTTGCTTCCAATGGTTCTAGAAAACTAGAAGACAATCCTGATGTAGCACAGTTCTTAATCCACATCTTATCTATTCTTCCACTTTGAAATTTTATATCTTTAGCTATTTCAATACTATGACCTAAATATGCTTCTGCTTCTTTTTTTGCTTCATCTGCATTTATAAAATTATCGTTAAACACATAACCATTTCCCCATCTACCCCATACAGGTATTCTCCACATCCAACCAGCGTTCATAGCAATAGATTGAGTATAAGGCGGGTATTCTTCTGTATCGCCTGTGGGAAAAGCTATTGCGTGATTAACAGTTAAGTATTTGTCAAAGGGTATCCATTTTGCACCTAGCTTATTTATTAATAACCTTTTAAATCCTGTACTATCAACATAGAAATCTGCTTGATAAACGTTTGTTTTACTTTTTAAACTATCTATTCCTTTTTCTGAAGTAGTTACTTCTTCTATAGTATCTTCTATAACTTCAACATTCATAACTTTGCATTTTTCTAATAAATACTCGTTTAATTTAAAAGTATTAAAATGCATTTGATTTGGAACAAATGTGTTATCTAATGAATTATCTTTCCAAGAATCGTGAATCAAAACACCACTGTTTAAATACTTATTGATAATATGATTAAAAGCAACCTTAGCCTGTCCCATAAAGACATCGTGAAAATTACCTTCAACTACGTGCATATAATCTTTTGGTGTCCAGTTTTTAAAATAGACTCCTGTTTTATAAGTACAATCTGTCTTTTGAAATATTTCGGTTTTATTAAACCCTAAATATCTTGTAAAATCTGTCCAATGTTCAGTAGACGATTCCCCGACACCTATAATACCTAGCTCTTTAGATTTAATTACTTTAATATTAATCTTATCAAATCTTCTTTTTATAATTAAAGCAGAAATTAAACCTGCTGTTCCACCGCCTACTATTATTATATTTTTCATAACTGATGTTTCTTTATTTGTAAGCCTAACATTGGTCTACCGTCATATTTTTGTAACTTTGAATTTTTATCATAAATTGTATAATGAAGAAACACCTGACCACATATACTTCCTTCAAACTTTTCTCTCCAATGTATGCATTCTGTTCCATTGTATAAAAGTAAATCTCCTGGCATTAAAGTAAAACTAATGGGTTCTGACTCTTCTTGTGGCTTCATAAATATGGGCCACGGATCCCCTCCTAAATTTAAAGTTGTAGAAGTACCACAAGCTTCTCTATCTTTATGTGGTTTAAGTTCGGAACCTTTTTCATATAATCTAGTGTAAGAATAGTGCTCAACTACTTTTGTTTCTAATATGCTTTCTATTTTTGGTTTTACTAACATTAACAAAGTATCCATAGCAGCATCTCCATAGCTACAATAAATATCTTGTCCGTTAGTTTGGTTGTCTCCAAAAGTTCCCCATTTTTTATCAAATGGACTTATAAAAGTTTTTTCTCTCATAAAAGAAACCGCTTTAGCTTTTATTTGTAAATACTTAAATAAAAAATCAGCTAGTTCTTTTGATATCGCTTCTTTAATTAATACGTAATTATTTTTATCAAACTGTTCTTTAGACATAAGGCTTACCTTGATTCCACATAACTAATGAATACCTAGTTCCTTCTGTAACAGGTTGCACTCTATGCCAAACAAATGAAGGAAATACAATAAGATCTCCTTTGTCACTAAGCTCTTTAGCTACAGATATATTTGTTTTAGGATAAGCTTTGTTCTTAAAATCAAATTCAAAAGCCCCACCTTTAAATTCAGAAGAGCTATTTAATAGTAAAGAGGCTGATAATTTTCTTATTAAACCTTTTCCTGGGCCTTCTTTTGTTGGTGATATATCAGAATCACAATGCCAATTGTAGAATTGGCCAGGTTTATATTTTGTAAATTGAAAAGGTTCTGTCCAAGTTATATTAAAATTCCAACCCGCATTTGTGTTTGCAGTTAATACAAAAGGAAAAATAGCTTCATAAATCCAACGTTCTTCTACCCAAGAAATATTACTATCTCTTATTTGTTTTTTCATTGCACCTTCCTTATCTTTTGTATAGGTACCTAAATCAACTAATGCAGTTTCTTCTTTTTTTTCTTTACAAAATTTAATCACATCATCGCAAAATTGCGTAGATACAGCATTTTTAAAATACCAGTAATAATTAATTAAATTCATTAAAAATAATTTATGTTAATATTAACTCTAGCTTTATCATCTGTTGCTACAATAGAATCGTGTGATTCGGAAGGATCAAAAAATAAAATTCTATTAGCTACAGATTTAACCAAAGTGCCATCTTTTAAAATAGTTCCACCATTACAAGTATTAATAGAATATATGGCTCCTTTATGTGAGTAAGGAAAATCTACGTGAGGTTCTCCTAATGGTATATTTTTTCTTTGATTTGGATAAAAATTACCTTTTACTCTTATTAATGATCTAATATCTATTTTAGACAAAAGAGGTTTTACACTATTAAAAAAAGTGCTGTTAGGTTTATCTTCATAATAGAATATATGTACCATATAAAACATATGATCTTTTGAATCTTTACCAGGCGTAGATATTTCAGGAAAATAATACCAAGGAAAGTTTTGGTTTTCTAGCATTAAGTTATATAAAATTTTATGTTCTTCTGCTGGTAAAAAGTTATCTATGACTTGATGTTCTATCATTGTTTTGTTCTGTCATACATAATAAAATTAGTAATAGTGTATCTACCAAGACCTTTATTTCTATCTTCCTCTTTTAATTCAACAGGTCTAACTGCGTGTTCGTAATAACTTGGAAACATAAGCATAGTATTATGAGTGCACTCAAATTCAATCTTAAAATCAGTTAATAAAAAATTTCCCCCCTTGAATTTTTTAGGTTCTTTGAAAAACCATATAAGTTGTGTCCAATGAAAAGCATCAAAATGAGCATCATAGTAATCTGATTCTTCATAATAAGACAACATAGTAACGTGCCAATTGGAATTAACAAACGTTCTTGAATATAATGGGCTTTTAGCTTTTACACCTTGATGAAAGGTTTCTTTTGATAAACCTTCTTGAGAATATCTTAAAATGTCTGATACGTGTCTTTTATCTCCTTGATAAAAGTTATCTAAATACATCCTATAAGATTTAGCCTTAGACTCACCTGATTCTGTTTTTGCAGTATCATTTTTATTCTCAGCTCTCTCCATAGAGTCTGTTTTGGTGTAGAACTCAAGCTCTTTCCAAACTCTTTGTTCTTCTTCTGGAGTAAACCAATTGTTTATTAATAGATACTCTGGATTTTTAAAAATAGGTTTTTCTGATTTAATTAACTTCATATCAATACTTTAATAACTTAGTATTAATATAAAAGCAACAGTATTAAGAACCAGGTTGCCAGTTACCCGCTTTTACTAAAGCGTAAACTTCTTGTAATCTCCAAACACCTGTTGCACCTGCAAACTCTTCTAACTGTTTAATTGCACAATATCCAGATTGACCATCAGGAGTTGAACCACGAGCAGGGCCGTGACTTCCGCCACCTCCACCATCATTTTGGTAAGTAGTAGCTCCGCCGCCTTGACCTCCAGCAGGGCCTCCTCCGCCGTTTCGTCCTCCCGTTCCACCACCGCCATAGTATGTTTGCACTGGGGATGCTGTTGGTGATGAAGTATCATATTGAACACCTTGTCCTGGAGGTGAACCTGATTGACCTGCAGTAGCAGCTCCGCCGCCCCCGCCTGATGGGTCTCCCGAATATCCCCCTGGATTTCCAAAACCTTGCCAAGTACCACCTGGAGTTGAAGCTGGAGATTGTTGTCCTGAACCTCCTGGGCCTGATGGGCCTGCGTGACCTGAGCCACCTCCTGATCCTCCTGGAGAGGCTAAAGAAGGGCCTAAGTGCCCTCCGCCACCACCGCCACCTTGAGCAGTTGCTCCGTCAAAAGAGGATTGTCCTCCTACTGATCCTTGACCTACGTTACGGCTTCCTGGGCCACCACCGCCAATTGAAACTGCAACTGGTGAACCTGGTAAATTATATTCAGAAACATAGAGTACTCCTCCTGCTCCTCCACCGCCTCCACGGTTTCCGCCCGAGCCACCCCCGCCCGCAACTAAAACAATTTCTGCTTTAGTATTTCCAGCTGGAGTAAAAGTTCCACCACCTGTGTAAGTAGTTATGACTTCAGGATATACTTGCGGATTATTAGCTGGGCCAATTATTCCACCATTATTATAATATTGATTTGCCATATTATTGTGCTCCCCAAGTTTGTGTTTCAGGATTCCAATATTCTATCACTCTTGGATCTTTATTAAAACCCTCTGCAGTAATTTCGTCTCTAAGCCATCTTTGGTTTTCTTCATCCCAAGTTAAAAAATGAGTTTCCTCATTATTATCTGGCATAGCTATTGGAGGATAGTAAGTGTAGTCTTCAGTATTTAAAATCCAACTTGGAAAAATTTGTATTTTCGCAAAAGCATCTGCTTCTGGATGATAGTAACCGTTAATTATAGCGGGGTTTTTTCTAAATGAAGTATCGTCTAGCTTATACTCTTTGTAAACCGCTCCATCATTATAAAATGATGTAACACTTTGTTCAGTCGCATCGTCACCGAATACAACTGTGTTTACAACTTTATTATCTGCGTTTAACTTAGCAAAATACTTCATCGGAATTTAAACCCTCCTAAGTATTAACTTAATTCTTCGTAATTTATAGTAATAACTAAATCAGAATCTGCACTTGCTCCTGCTTCGATATTATCACCTTCTTCTAAATAAAGAGCTGTGTTTTTATCAATAACAGTTAAAGTAGAATCAGCTGGTACCGCAATTGTTGATGCAATTGCCACTGGTGAACCACCTGACTTAGTAATAAATACTGAAGCGTCTGCTGAGTTAGAACCATCAATGTTTGCTACTAGTATATTATTAATTTTATATACTTTACCTGAAGCTGCTGCGTTAGCAAGAATTTCAGTTGTTAAAGTAACAGTCAAAGCTGCTTGTACTGATTTAGCAGTAATTGTACTTACGTTTACTAGATTTGGGGCTGCCATAATTTATTTCTCCTATATTAATATTATCCAAAAACTAAAGCCATAGCAATAGCTTTACCTGTTGATGCGACATCTGTAAAACTTAAATTTCCAGATCCGTCTGTTGTTATTCCATTACCACTTGAACCATCAGCTCCTGGTAATGCAAAAGTTACACTTGACGATACAGTTGCTGGTGCTTTAAGTCCTACATATTCACCGCCACTTGCATCTTCAAATCTTACCTCATTCTGATTAACTAAATTAATTTGTGATGCATTAGCTAACACATCAGTAATATTAGTTCCATCAGAAAAAAGAACTTTAATACCTTTGTCTGTAGTTGAGAAAGTTGCTCCTGTACCAGATACAGTTTTAAATGTTACTGTATAAGCACCAGAAGTTCCATTTTGAACTACGTATGTTTTTTCAATTCCATCAGGACAAGTAACATCAACGTTACCTGTTAAAGTTCCTGTTAGTTTTAATACTGCGTTTCTTGCATTTGAAATGGTTGCATTAGTCATTGCTAATGTTGCACCTGAAGAAACATCTACTGCTTCATAACCTGCAATAGCTTGTTGAATTAAATTTAAATTTACATTTGTTTTATCACCCCACGTACCAGAGTTTTCCCCTGTTACCATTAGTTCGAGTGCTAAATCTGTAGAATAACTTGATGCCATAAATAACTCCTAATATTTAATAATTTTACTGTTAAGCCGCTGCTTTGTCAACAACGCTCCACGTTGTACTTGCATTAGGCTCAATAACAGCCCAAGCATTTATACCCATTGTACCAACATTTGTAGTTGCTGTCACTCCTGTAGGCACAACTAATTGACTAATTCCAGCTACAAAATTACCAATAGATATATTGTTTTGTTCAAAACTAACCAATTGAACATTAACATCTGTAAAGGCATTTTCATCACCTTGGAATACCTCTGCAGATAAACCAGAAAGTGTTACATTTGCATCTGCCTTGACAGTCTCTACTCCAATAGTCCAATCTAACTGTTCTCCTGTTACAGGAACATCAATTGATGGTATTAATACTGCATCTGCTCCTATTGCAATATCTGTACCAACTGATTGACCCCATTCTCCATCACCCCAAGATGTTTCACCCCAAGGTTGTGCTGAAGCTGTTGTAACTTGTATTTCAACAACTTCTCCTCCAAATGCATCTCCAACTGTAGTAGTTGCAGTTGCTGAAGTAAATTCGTAAATAGAAGCTTGTCCTAAATCTCCTGTTTGACCTGTAGCTTCTGCCCCTGTAGGAATAACATTTGCATTACCTTGTAAATCAACTACAGCATCACCTAAAATAGTTACACCATCACCTACGCCCCATAAACCATTACCCCATCCTACGAGTGTATTACCCCAAGGATCATTTGAAGGTGATGTTAATTCTACTGTTACAAGTTCCCCTGCAAATACTCCATCGGTTGCTGAAGTTAATTCTTCTCCTACTAATTGTAAATCTACAGAAGTTCCTCCAACAGCTCCATCTGTTCCTGTAGTAGCTTCTGATCCTGTTGCATCTACATTTGCATCTGCAGTAATAGAGACATCCTGAGTATTGGATGTCATTGCAATACCTGTTTGAATAATATCTGGGTTTGCTAAATCTCCCCATTCACCAATGCCCCAAGCTAAACCACCCCAACCAATATTGATTTCGTTAGTTACAGTTACTGATGCTAGTGTTGTTTGTAATTGTTGACCAGATGGAAGAACAGAACCACCAATACCCCAAGCTTCTTCTCCCCAATTTTTTCTTCCCCAACCTCTGTTAAGGATCGCTTCTACTGTTTCTGTTCCTAATGATGATGTAAGTTCTTGACCTGTTAATGAAACGGTAACATCTGAAAGTTCACCCCACTCATTAATACCCCATTGCTTACCACCCCAACCTTGTTCAGGAAAAGCGGTAACAGAACTTACTGATGTTGTAATTGTATTACTACTTGGGACAATTGTGTTTAAATCACTTTCCCAGGAGTTAGACCCCCAAGTATATTGACCCCAAGTAGTAGACATTCATATTCCTGCTCGTTATTAAGCGATTCTTAATATTGCAGCGGAAGATGTAAATGCTGGAAACTGAATAGTGAAAGTTCCACTAGTTGCAGTTTTATCTGATCCAAAATCTAAAACGCACACTGCTTTATTAGATTCACTTGTGTTATAAATTAATGCTCCTCTAGCTGTCAAAGTAACACCTGTAAAAGATAAGTCTGCAAAACCAACAATGGCTACACCTGTGTCTAGTCCTGTTTGTTGAGATTGAAGAGTACCTCCGCCAGCTGAATATTCGCCTGAGTTTGGTACTTCACTTGTTGCTGAGTAAACTGTAGTAGCTGCTGATAAGTTAGCTGCTGAATTGTATAATGCTAATTTAAACTCGTCTCCACCACTTTCAAAGTCGTGAATACCTTCTAATATTTCTTGTTTGAATGAATTACAAACTGCTTGTTGTATTGCCATAATAATTTCTCCTTAGTAATTATAATTTTTTATTGCCTTTGATCAGGAGATGGTGCAGGCACGACTAATCGTGGTGTCCCGTCCTGATACTCGTCTCTACGTCTTCTGCCTACTTGCTCCAACGCAAAACCTTGCATAGCTATATTATACTTGTCTGAGTACAGTTTGTACATATCCATAGGCCCTTTTAAAAATCCATACGCTTCTACTAAAGTAGCGTATAAAAGTAGTTCTGGAACGTTGTCACTAAGGTATGTAGTTGTATTAGTTGCTGATAAATGATCAGGTGTATATACATAGCTTAATTGACAATTGTAAGCTGAAGCTGGTGTAGGAGCCATAATAATAGTCGTTTCTTTCCACATTGCGTAATATTTAGGCACGCCTGTAGCTCCTGTTGAGTTATACTCAAATATAAAACTTGTGTCTTTAGGTTCTAAATAAACCTTTGTTGTTGGAGATTGAGTGCTGTCTTCAACTAAAAATGATCTTACAATAATAGCTCTTCTAGTGCTTGTTAATCCAGATGAAGATGTAGCGTTAGGTAAATCTAAATATGGAGTGTTAGCAATTAAACTAGCTGCAGCATATTCTCTAGCATAGTCTGCATCTACTTCTCTAAATATCTTTAATTCAGCATCTCTAATAAAATCTTCTACGATTGAATCAGTAAGAACGTTACTGTCTACTTCTGTATAATTTCTAATCTTAGCTACTAGTTCTGCAAATGTCATATTATGTTATTACTATTGTAATCTCCCCTGTAGATATACCTGCTTGTCTTTTAGCATTTTCAACATCAGGTGATGTTCCTGGTTGCATACCATTAGACAAAAATTGTCCAGGCCAATATTGTAAATCAAGAGATGCAATAATTCCAGTTCCTCTAGAAGTATCTGGTCTAGCTCTTTGTAGTCCTTGAGGATCTCCTCCTCTTGATCGTATTTCTAGTTGAGGATGTTTTGCCTCAAACTCAGAAAAATGGACAATAGAACCATTCCATTCCTTAACCATTTCATTATAAGGAAACTGCATACCAGATCTATCTGATATTGCTAATGATCTACTTCCTTTTGCAAAATTAGCCATTCGTTCTCCTATACATTTGGAAAGTAACTTTGAGGAGAAATGTATAAAGAAGTTCTAGAACCATCTTCGTCTAGTGCTCTTTTCATTTCATCTTCATAAGCTAGTTTTAATAATTCTGCTCTTTGTGGAGAACGTTTAATTGCTAAATAATAAGCTAGTCCTGCACACATACAAGGTATAAATCTATAAGCTACATCTGCTGTATTTGTATAAGCACCTGAATCTTCAATTCTTTTAATTACATAATATTTTAAATAAGTGTATGTACTTAAATCAGGTGTTTGATATAAATAAATAACAGGTGTTGTTTGTCTATCTACATAATATTGTGAAGGTTGTCCTTGAGTGCCTTTGTTTGGTAAAGCGGCATAAGTAGACCTATCAATTTTACTTAAAGATAAATCAGAAGTCGTAGTTCCTGGTGTACCTGAAGTGCTTGAGATATAGGCCTCTAATACATCACTAACATCTGTATTTACAGTATAGTTAGCTTGACCTTGAACCAAGGCTACCTGATCTAATTCTACTTTCCATAAGTGCACACCTCTATTACCCCATTCTGAGAATAAAATATTTAAACTTCTTCTGGCTGATTTAATATCATAACCAGAATTAATTCTCATACCTATTCTTTCATAGGCTTCTTCAACTATCTCATCGATAGATAAATTAAAAGATGTTGTGCCGCTTGTAGCCATTTACTATTTCTTTTTCTTATTTTTCATTTTTTTCTTAGACATCATCTTACCATAAGAAGCCTTCTCTTTTTTAACAGAAGCCATTCTTGCATAAGCATTTCCGCCACCTGGTGTCATTTTCATCATAGTTATCTCCTTTTTAAATTAATCCTTTGTAATACTTTTTATAAGATTTATTAGAATATCTTTTACCGTCTAATTCTACATCAATAAACTTACCTGCATAAGCCTCTGTTTTTTCAACCTCTTCAGATTGTTCAATTTGTTTTGGTTTTATTTGTCCTGATTGTTTGTATTGCACATAGTCTTGAGGTGAAGCTTGTGATGCCATAGACATAGCAGTAGATACATCTGGAATTAATCCTCCAGCAAATGCACCTTTTGGTTTTTTCTTCATAAAAGGAGTATGATAAGCGTGCCTCATCTCAAATTCTTTATCTGTTTCTGTTGGTTGTCTAATAGCTTTACCTGTGTAAGCTTTTTTAACTGGAATACAGTTAGGTACTTTTCTACCATTCTTCATCTTCATTCCAAATTGCTTATAGCCTTTCCAACAAGCCATATTATATACCTTCCTCTAAAAATACTTTAGTTTTTTTGCAGGAACATTGTTTAATACCAAAAATTTTACAGATAATATTTTTAATTTTATTTATCATAACACTCCTTATTTGTGGCCACATTGCTATATGACTCCGTAGAAGGGTCTTTTAGCCTCTTACGGTTGTACAACTTCTTTGATTTTACCACTTTAGGCTTAAATAGTCTATTACTTAGGATTTTTGCTATTGGATTATTTCGTTTTTTTATGGGCACTGTTCTTCATTAACTTCCCATTAGGCATATAATGATAGCCTTTAGGTGCTTTCTTTTTTCTAGCACCTCTTAATTTACCATCTACTTGTTTTGTCATTTGTGATCTTCCGATTGCCATATTAGTTCCAAGGTTTATAATTTACCTTACCATCCTCTCGATAAGCAATCAAGGATTCTTTTTTATTTAAATCTGTTGAATAACTACAATGAACCCACCCTGATGATGGTTCTCCTTCTTTGTAGAACTCAAGAATTAGCTGATTCCAAATAAGGTTATCCCTAATCCATTGAGCTAATTCCTTATTATCTATTCCTGGAATTTCAAAGTCAGCTGCTGCTGATTTATTATCTGCACAATGTTCACTGGTAATTTTTGATCCTATCTCAATACACAATTCTGCACATCGGAATCCAGAACTAATAATAAGTGGCCTGTCGAAATGACTACGGATCGGTTGTAAAATATTTACTGCCAATGCTTTTAAATTTTCTATTTGCATTGGTGATGGATTGTTGTTTATGCCTTTACGTTCGGCAACTTGTGACTTTATCAGCTCGTCTAAACTGATATTGGCTGTAAGTTTCATTTTTTATAGTTTAAAATTCCTCCAGAGATATCCATTAATCCTGTTTCTCTGTTTAGATATTTATATTCTATCTTAGTCAATTCAAAGTCTTTTGCAATCTTTTTACAAATATCATTTTCATCAAATTCACCGCAAGAATACACATCAAATTGAATTAATGCAGGAACTGGTTCGTCCCAAGTGTGCATTA